AGACAGGACCAGTCTTCAGCAAAAATATCTTCCCATGTGGGGATGAAGTATGTGGCACTTGCAGGAGTCTTTTCATCATCGACAAATGTAATGACGATAACCTGGTCATGGTACGATATTTCACCAGAGCCAACAGTGCTGATTTTTGGTTTGATACTTGCAGGCAATGAGGTCATCTTAGGCACGATGTCCTTTGAGATACACTGCGGAATTTGACGGATGATTTCGCGGTTGTCAGTCCACGAAATACGACGGGCAGAACCACCCTTTTTCAAACATTCGATTACATCTTGAAATTTTGCCATAGTTTTATTTATTTAGTGAATATATAATCAGGATAGGTGTCTATCAGTTTGAACGTATAGACATAAACCTCTGGGTTCTGCTCCCAGGTTCCCTTACCACATATATGGTTTATCATTTCAATAAAACACTCACGAATATTGCTATGTACGTTATGTTTGATATTGACATGATAATGACCATTTGGGAGTTTCTTACGCTTTATATCGAGCCATGTATAATCTCCTGTTTCGCCAGTCTCAATATTGCGGCTGCTGCACATACCATGAAAGACACCCTCACGCAAAATGTCTTCATCGGAAATGTCCTGAAGATGCTCTGTGCGTTTTCCAGTAATTTCTATCTGATAGCGCATTAGTTCAGGACGCACAAAGAGTTTGTTTTCCCATGCAGGTATAATAGATGGATGCTCTACATTCAACACACTTCTTAACCTACGCATATAGGCTATTTGCTTATCAGAAATAGCATTCAGATCACGCCAAATAAAACCGTATGCTTCCGCAAGAGCCACCTTCTCGCCAACCTCATATTGTCGGCGGTCAGTTGTCAGCCGGCGCGTCATGTCTTTTTTGCCTTCAATGACTAATTGAGTCAAAGCAAGCGTAAATCGAATAATACTCATCATATTCTTAACTTTGCCATTGCTCTACCTAAATCTCCTATTGCCTTAACGACAAGAGAAATTTCTACGCTGGAATCGCTGGGCACACGGGCCTCGATAACAGTCATCTTACAGAAGTCGGCTACTGCCTTTTCGAGCGTAGCACCACGAGAGAATTTATAGTCGGCCATCAGATAAATGGCATCACAGGTAAATGCGAGTACCAAACAGTCGATGAGCACCTGAAGCCGATACGGGAACTTTTCAAAAACGAACTGGAACCAGCCAAACATCGTAGATGGATTGACGGGCTTATAACCTGCATTCCTCACGATGTAGGCTGCTTCAGCAAATCGCTCTTTGAAATCATCACGGCCTGTGATGGGGCCAGATATATACATTCGTTGTCGCTTCATTTACCTTTTTCAATATCTTTTTCGATGATAGTATAAAAGCCGTCGAAATCCTTGTTAGGATCACCAGTAGGCATCACATATAAATATTTCATATTCTCCCGAAGAGTATGCTTAAACAGTTTCCTGAGTTGCTTTGTATGCTTTGCCATAACTATACTTTTTGCAGTCTTTCGTCGATAAATTCCAGTTCATCGTCATGGTATGTCATACCATTTGCTGTATTATGCCACATGTTATAATAACTGGTTCCAAAGAAATCAATAGCATGGTCATCGACCATTACCTCTTCGCCGGAATCAATAACAATGGCTTTGATCTTCGTCCATTCCTTTTTGTGGTTCTGACGACGCATGAAGTCCTCATGCTTTTGGTTAATGGACTCCTGACTACGCCACTTACATTCATCACAATGGTAATGCCCCATGCCGTCACAATAGCCTTCAGGCTCTCCACGTTCAAAGTCATCACAATCAAGGTCAGGATCAACACCTGTACGCTGGTTTGTTTTGCCATGCGTAGGCTGCTGCACCACCATCACCTTTGGAGCCAGGTTTGACATGCCTCCCATGAACTGTGTCATCATAGGCAATGGTGCCGGTTCATTCGACATACGCATGACATTCACCATGGCCAATGTCCTGCCCTCATCCTCTGTCACGAGGTCCAGGGCCATATAGACACGATAATGTTTTTTAGTCTCAGACATAATTAGAACAATTTTAATTGAGCTTTCTCAGCATTTATTTGCTTTTCAGCATCATTATAATATTCCCGATTCAATTCAAAGCCGATGTAATGCCGGCCTTCTTTGATGGCAGCGATGGCTGTTGTGCCACTGCCCAGGAAAGGGTCGAGAATTACCCCCCCCGAATTGGTAAAATAGTGTATTATCGTCTGAGGTAGCAGTAGAGGAAACGCGGCACGATGCTTAGTGCTTTTATTTTTACCGATCCTCAGAACATTTGACAGAGTACCACGAGAGGCATTCATCACAGGAAGTTGACAGCCCTTACAGTCATGCTTATCAAAGACTATCACAAATTCAAACTCCCTATTCAATACGCCATCGTGCATAGCCGGTTCTGCTGACATCTTATCCCACACCATAATCTCACGGATGCGGTCAGCGTAATGTCCCAGCAGCTTCAAGAAAGCCACCTTATTACCCGTAATCATCATTATATTATAGAACACAAGCCCTTTGGTGACTCTCAACATTTCATCTATACATTGGCATTGCCAGGCATAGTAATCATCCATTGACAGAGCATCATTCACACGGTTGTCATAACGGTTAGCAGGAAGACCCGTGTAGCCAAAGGTTTCTCCTGGAGTCCATTTAGTATATTTGCCGGTATGCAGACGAAGGCCAAAGTTGTAGGGTGGGGAAGTGATAACCGCATCCACACTATCAGCCTCCATCTGCTTCATACCAGCGAGACAATCCATATTATATATGTTGTCAACAGATATCATCAATTACTCTTTGTTTTCCTTTTCTTTTATGGTAAGAATACCAAATATTTTGCAATAGTCAATACCCGCTTGGAACACGTCAGTTATTGCCGATTCAAACTTCATGGTAGCTTCTATTTGTTTGATGGTCATACTCTCACCTTTTGCGCGTCGCTCCTGACGTGTAGTAGAAGCCATATTCAACACAATAGGAGCTGCTGCATCTACAGCACTTTTTACCTGCTGTTCTTCGACAGTCAAATCATCTTTCCAGACGATGCTATCCATCAGTTCTGACAGTCCCTTATGTGCTGCCTGCTGAATTTCATTCATAAACTTTTCTTTGTCCTCAGAATCGGAAAGAGCCATTCCAAGCATCATTTTCATAAAATCTTTCTTATCCATAATGGTGTTAATTTACAAATGCGATACGATACTGTTTATTACGGAGTGATGGGTATCGCTGTTCCAGCATCCGCTTAAATTCATCATTCGTGCCAAGATCCATCACATATTTACCAAGTGACAGGTCAAACCTGACGGGCATTCGCTTGTGAAATGTAGCATAGTATCGCGTACCACCATCGAGCATGATATCAACATGCAGCATTATGGAGCGCGAGCCGTCAGGCTCCAGGCGAGTATTAGGGGGGGGTAATACGGATATTTCATAATTTTTTGTTTTTAACGTGAATCATAAATAGGGAAAAAATCAGGGATATAGTTACAAGTTACCTCTTTTTTAGCTGTATCATCAGAAACAAAGAAAGGACAATCACGTTCCAAGCCAGACCCTACATGTACCAAATGCGGTGTTGTCATGTGGCAATTTATACAAGTTGCCATCATCCCATGTGGGCAAGGAGTCTTACTACTCATCGAGCGTATCTTATAACGTATTTTCTCCATAATGATCTAATTTTTCAGTCCTGATAGATATTTCTGCAAGAAACGACCAATGGCATCAAGCCAATCAAGGAGAGTAAATAACGCCCAGAAGTAGTTGAAACAGGGAACAAACATCATCATTTGTTTCTTCATATAACCACTATAAAATCTCTCGCCCTTTTTCACCTTACAGCAGACATGCCAAAGGAAATCGACAAACAAAATGATTGTCGGCAACAGATAGCCGTAAACTACTACTATATAAGCCAGTTGATCCATCATTCGTGAGATACTTTCTCTTTCATCTGTTTATACTCTTTCAGCATATCAATCACCATAGCATTCAGAGCTGCTTCAACTCCCTGCATCATATAGGAGATACCACCAACCATTGTTATCAAATGATTCAGACGGTCGAACTCAGGCTCATCCTCCTTATACTTCTGCTGACAGATCCGCATACTCTGTATCGTCTGTGCCAGAACACTCTCAGTCATCGGCAACTCTTTTGCTGCCATTGAGAGCGACACACCCCAAAGAGATTCTTCTACCATATAATCACCCTTCCTGTTCCAACTGTTCACGAATAGCCTGCTGGAGTACCGGCAGGACATACTTTGCATGACGCTTGGCAGCAGCAGCTACCTTTGTCGGTGCCGTATTCCATTCCACTTCACAGAGCTTGTTAGCAAAGTA